ATTGATGAATTATTAGTAAGAGGTATAAAAGAAAGTTCTATAACAGATATAATAAAACATATAATAGATTAATGGAGGAAAATATATGAAAAAATATAAAGTAGATATTGTATTATTCGCAATCGCCATTGTTGTAACTATCGGGTGTCTAATATATACAGACAAAAGGGTTACACAGCTTTACGAATATGAGAATGGCTTAAGAATAGACATTGAAGAATTGCAAAACGAAAAAACAGACCAGGAAACAAAGGATTACACTTCAGATATTTTTACACTGAATAATAAGTTATCAGAAGATGAACAAATGATTGACAGTATCCGTATAGGATTGCAAAACCACGATATAACATTACAAGATTTACAAGAAAAAATAAATATAATGCAAGAAACGCTTGACAATAATGAAATTTACTATCAACCAAAAGTAACTGAAAACGGCACAAATTAAGAGGGGAAACCCTCTTAATTTTATATTCTAAAATAAACGTTCATTCATTTATCATAAAATTGTATACATAATACATTATACTGTGCTATGTATTCTTGCAGAATTTTCCAATTAATTATTGCATTTTCTACGCTAATATGTTAAACTATATATAAGTTAAATGATAGTTAATAAGTTGAATAAGTAAACAGTGACTTGCAAAACCGCTTAGACGGACAAGCCATATAATGAAATAAAACATTTCAATTTTAAACTAATAACCATTTAGCTAATCAATTCAGAGAAAAGGAGAAACAAAAATGAAAAGAATTACAAGAACAATCGAAACGCACACGGTTTACGGGGCAACCGTAGCAATGGTTAACGGTAAGTTAACCACAGAGGAATTAGACCCCGTTATCTTGTCAAATGTGCCATATACAGAGGACAGGGCATTACGGGAAATAAGAAGAGCATATGGCAGAACAGGTTCATACGTGGTATTAAATCATACTACAGATAAGGAAACTTATGCTTTACCAATTGAGAAGTTCATGGAATTAGCTGAACTTATTCCGGAAAAAGAAGTTGAAACCATAAATGAAGACTAAATGATTCACATGAAACATTCAATTAAAAGGAGAAAATAAAAATGGAAAATGAAATCATGACAACAGAGCACATGGAAAATGACGAAAAAATGATAATGGATTTAACGGCAGAGCGCAAAACAAGCCTTTGTTCATTAAAAGCTAAAACACCAGAAGAAAAGATTCAGTTATTCAACATTATGAACAACCCGGAAAAACGGATTGCAGATTGTATAAACATTCCGATTGAAGTTACTGATATCTTTGTTGAAGTTGTTACTTGCGTTAATCAGGAAACAGGGGAAGTAAAAGAATGCCCACGTATAGTATTAATTGATAAAAACGGTGTAGGTTATACAAGCGTATCTTTCGGTATCTTTTCAGCTTTGAAAAAAGTAATGCAGGTGTTCGGCAATCCAACATGGAAAATACCAGTAAAGCTTGTTCCAACACAGCTTACAAAAGGAACAAATAAAATTCTTACTCTAAATATGGTAAAATAAGAAAGGAGTGGCAGACCGGGTATAATATGCCCGGTCTTTTATTATCTATGATAACAAGAAATGGAATAGTTTATAACTTGATAAAGAGTCCCTATACGGTGCAACTAAATGACATACTTTTCTTTTTCAGTTCGCAAAACCATTTAGATAAATTTAATGAAGAATGTGCGCCAAATAGGGACAAGCTTTACTACTCACTTTACAGACGGTTTAAATGCAAAATACATATTAACGAATTATATGACTTAGTATTGTACAAGAACATTGAAAGCCGTGGTTTTTTGATTAAGCATAAAGGAGTATATTATAAATGTCTAGAGGAAGTAATATTAAATGGCGTCGGAAAGATAGAACACTATTAAGTAATACAGTACGACAGTTTAACTCCAAACTAACCCGCACCTTGAAAAAACATCCCGAATTTGAAAGTTTTTTACCAGACCGCATAAATGTAAATGATATAAAAAGTGGTATAAAAACAAGAGCAGATTTTAACAGGGAAATAAAAAGCTACAGACGTTTTTTAAAACGTGATGCAGAAATGCCAATAGTTAGTGCAAGTGGTATAAAAACAACAAAGTGGGAAAAGAAAGAAGTAGGTTACAAAGTTGCACAAATAAACCGTAATAGAACACGTGAACGAAAACGGGCAAATGTATCTACATACAAGGGTAACATGGGGACTATACAGGCAAACTCTTTGAACCCAAAACAATATGACATAAACACTATAAACCCGTCACGGTGGAAAGAATTTGTAAGGGGGGTTGATAAACAGATAATGTCAAATTATTTTGGTGAAAAGAACAAGCTATATAAAGAGAACTACATAAAAGCATTGAATAATATTTTCAGTCCTAATGATGCAAATATTATAGTTGAAGCAATGCAGGATATTTCAGCAGATGATTTTATTAATTTGTACTATGCTGACCCGGTTCTTGAACTTGAATTTATATATGACCCGAAAGACGTAGAAATAAAGCGGGATGCAATCATAGATAGACTTATAGAATACCGGGAAGAAAAAAGTATTTAGTGCTTATTGCATAAGTAATGTTTCACGTGAAACATTCCAGAATAGGGGGTGAAACAAATATTATGCAATATACGGCAGACTTTGAAACAATCACAGACCCAGAAGATTGTCGGGTTTGGGCATCTGGAATATGTAGCATTGATGAAAAACTAGATTTTAAGTACGGAAATGATATAGACTTTTTCTTTGATTTTGCAAAGTATCATCCCGCTTCGACTTTTTACTTTCATAATTTAAAGTTTGACGGCGAGTTTATTTTAAATTGGCTATTTAGAAATGACTTTAATCATTCTCTGGAAAGAAAACTTTATAAAAATGAATTTTCTACATTGATATCAGACAAGGGACAATGGTATAGTATAAAAATATGCTTTAATGACAACGAATTTGTGACAATATATGATTCATTAAAAATTATCCCTTTTGGAGTTGAAGCTGTAGCAAAAGCATTTGATTTACCAATCAAAAAAGGAACTATTGATTATAATAAATACAGGGAAATTGGGCACATTTTAACTGAAAAAGAAACGGACTACTTGCGGAATGACGTTGAAATAATGGCAAGAGCATTATGCCTTATGTTTAAACAGGGGTTATGTGAAATGACTCAGGGAAGTAATGCTTTAAAAGATTATAAACGTATTATAGGGAGTAAGAATTTTAAACGTTGGTTTCCTGTTCCCGGATATGATTATGATGTGAGACAATCCTATAAGGGTGGTTTTACGTATTGCGATAGTAGAACACAAGGACGTGATATTGAAGAGGGAATTGTACTTGATGTAAACAGCTTATATCCAAGTGTAATGTACTATGAAAAATTACCGTATGGTGAGGGTAAATTCTTTGACGGAAAATATATTCCGGATAAGTTATATGATTTATATGTACAAATGTTTACATGTTCTTTTAACATAAAGGACAAGCATATACCTACATTGCAACTAAAAAATAACTTATCATTTGTACCGACTGATTATCTTGAAACAAGTAACGGTGAAGAAGTAACCTTATGTATGACTAATGTCGATTATGAACTTTTTAGAAAACATTACCATGTTCATAATATACAGTTTCATTCCGGTTGGAAATTTAAAGAATATATTGATAAGTGGAACAAGGTTAAAATGGAAAGTACATTAAATGGTAATGTTGGAATGAGAACACTTGCTAAACTTATGTTAAATGCTCTTTACGGAAAATTTGCATTAAATCCTAATGTATGTAGTAAAATACCGTATTTTGATGAAGATATGGTAAAGTACAGAAAAGGAGAAGCAGAAACACGTGACCCTATTTACATACCTGTAGGAACTTTTATAACAGCATACGCTAGAAGAAAAACTATAAGTAGTGCACAAAAGGTATACGATAGATTTCTTTACGCTGATACTGACAGCTTACATTTAATTGGTACAGACTTACCAAAAGATTTAGAAATTGACCCTGTAAAATTAGGGGCATGGAAACACGAAAGCACTTTTACAAGGGCAAGGTTCATCCGACAAAAAACATATGTTGAAGAAATAGACGGAAAGTTAGAAGTAACATGCGCAGGAATGCCGTCAAGATGCTATGAACACGTAACGTGGGATAATTTTAAAGTCAATTCGCAATTTGCAGGAAAACTACAATTTACTCATGTTCCGGGTGGAATTGTCTTAAAAGATATTGACTTTACAATAAAAGAATGATACAATAAGTAGGACAAGGTTATTAATGATAATTGTACAGGCGGTATACGGAAATCAGGCGGTGAAACGTCCCGGTGTCGGTTGGGGTGATTCCTACTATACAAACGTTTTTAATCTTGTCTTTTAAATGTTTCACGTGAAACATTATGAAAGGTGGCAATTATGGAACGAGAGAATTTTATGAATTTATTTCTGCATTATTTAGGTGATAATCTAAAAAATTATGATATCTTAGATATAATAGAAAATGGATATGAAACAGCAAAATTTAAGTGTTGGTATTTTAATGAAAATGATGAAGCATATATATTAAACAAGGTAAATGGGGTAATAATATGTTGGTATAAATTAACCCATATCGGAAGAAGTCTTTTTATAATAAATGATAACAGCAAACCATATTTAATAGGTGAAACTTTAAGGCTACTAGCAGAGGACATAAAAGAAAATGAATGTTTATGACGGAAAACATTGGAATATTTACGAGATTTTACCCTATCAAAGAAACTTTAATTTGATAAATGGTGTTAGAAGTATCGGCAAAACATACACAGCACAAATGTACGTTTTAGACAAATGTATAGAAAAAGGTTATGAATTTGTGTATGTCGTAAGAACACAAGACCAAAAGAAACATGGTATTTTAGAAGATGCCTTTAAAAAAGTTACCGTAAATGAATTTAAAGAATTTATATTCGATTATGATATCGAAAATATGTATATGCCGGATAGTGGTAAAATATTGGGATACTGTATAGCATTATCAGAAACTATTAAAGTAAAATTGCGTAGTTTTCCAAAAGTTAAATATTTAATTTTTGATGAATATATGCTAGAGGAAAAGCAATCGTTGAATTATGTAAACGGGTGGAAAGAGCCGGATTTATTACTAAACCTATATCACACTATTGATAGGGAAGAAGATAGGGTTATATGTTTCCTTTTGGGAAACAACACAAAATTTCATAACCCTTATCACTTACACCCTGCCTTTAACATACCGCCAGTTAAACCGGGTAATATTTGGACAAGTGAAAATGTGCTATTTCAGTATGCCGTAGAAAGTGAGGGATTGGAAAAGCAAAAAAGTAAATCAAAGTTTTTACGAATGTTAGAAAACACAGAATATGGAACATACGCAAAAGACGGGGAATATGTTGGTGACAACTATAACTTTATAGAAAAAATTGAGGAAACAGCACACTATGATATGACTTTAGAATATAATAAAAAATCATTTGGTGTTTACAGTGACCCGAGAAAAGGCTTGATTTACATAAGTGATAAAGTTGACCCGTCATGTAGATTAAGTTATGCATTAACAATTGAAGACCACAAAGAAAATACTATGCTTACACACTCCAGACAATACACACAACTACGTTGGTTGTCTGATAATTATAAAAGAGGTAATGTTCGTTTTGTAAGTATGATTGTAAAAGCGTTTATTGAACCCGGTGTAGCAATGATTTTATAAAGGAGATTATAAAAATGAGAATTGACGAAAAAGTATATAGTGAATTAGCTAAAGAAGTAGTGGAACTACGTGAACAAAACGAATTTTATAGAAACGATAATCTTAGACTTTATAAAGAAGATGAAGAAAAAGACCTTGAATTATATTGTTTTAAAGAACAATTAAATAAATATATCCAAACAAAACGTGACCTATTGGTTAAAAATGATGAACTAGAAAAAATGAATAAAATGTTAGATGATAATTTTTCAATAGCTTTGCATGAAATAAATGCGTTGGAAAAAGTTATAAAAGAAAAAGATGAAACAATAGCACTTATTAGTAAATTTAAAATTTGGAACAAATTTATAAGAATAGCGCTGAAAAGCGCTATTTTCTTTCGTATTTTCTTCATTCTTTCACTTCTGTTTTCTGTTAATTTATTCCATTTTATCCCCCAATATGGTACACTAAAGAAAAATGAAAGGAGTTATACATGGACGCTAATTTTATTTTGCAGGCAATAACAACTGTAGGTTTTCCAATCGTGGCATATGGTGCTATGTTTTGGTATGTAACACAGAAAGATAAAAACCATTCTGAAGAAGTTACACAATTACGACAGGCAGTTGAGAATAACACTTTAGTCGTACAGCAGTTACTCGATAGCAAAAAGGGGGTGTAGAAATGGCATTATTGACAAAGACGGGAATTAATAAAATCCTACGTCGTATCATGGAAAGTGGTGAAATGACGGAAGAAATGGAAAACGACATTAGTCGCATTCAATCCGACTTTGATGAAAGAACCGGGTACTTGTCAGGTTTTGGAGAAGTGCAGGAAGGAGAAGACATTGATGAATACGTTTATACAGTGACAGAAACCGCTCCACCAGAAAATGACAGTGAAGATTGGAAAACCAAATATAACGATATGCGTAAAAAGTACATGGACAGGTTTTTCGGTAACACACAAATTGATGATGAAACCGACAAGATTGTATTGGAACAAGAGGAAGACATCAAGCGTGACGGTGAGCCACAAACGTTTGATGAATTATTAGAAAGGGTAGAGGGATAAGTTATGCCAACAAAACCAAAAGTAACACCAGATGCAAAAGCATTAAACAGCGCAGACATTCTTAACGTTGCAAAAGCAGAAATCGGCGGTGATTATGCAAGTATGATTCCAGATGCTTTAAAAGAGGGAACTGTTATGACACGGTCTTCCGGGGCGCAATACAAAGTTACCGCAGATGATTCACTCGCTTCTTTGAGAGCAATCGGAAATGTCATGATGCAATTTCAGCCAATGCAGAACGCTTTTTTAACTAATATCATTAACCGTATCGGACGGGTAATGATTACTAGCAAACAATATTATAATCCATGGGCTGGTTTCAAAAAAGGTCTTCTTGAAAACGGGGAAACAGTAGAAGAAATTTTTGTGGCTATCGCAAAACCATTTCAGTTTGACCCGGTAAAAGCAGAGTCAGAGGTTTTCCGCCGTAGAATACCAGATGTACAGGCGGCATTTCATTCCATGAATTATCAGAAATATTACCCTACAACGGTAAGCAACGACCAATTACGTCAGGCATTTTTATCATGGGAAGGCATCACAGATTTAATTGATAAAATTATTGAACAGGTTTACACTGGTGCAAATTATGATGAATTTCTTGTTATGAAATATATGATTGCACAGGTTGCACTTAAAGGGGAGATTGCTCCCGTTCATGTAGATTCACTTGATAAAACTACGGCAGAAGACATTACCGCTGTTATGGTAGAACAGGCACTAAACCTAACATACATGGGTAAAAATTACAACATGGCTGGTGTACAGACTCATACAGAAATCTCACAGCTTTACACAATCCTTACATCAAAAGTTCGTTCTATTTTCAATGTGCACGTTTTGGCTCAGGCTTTTAACATGGACAAGGCTGAACTTATGGGAAGGCAAATAGGTGTTGACGGTTTTGGCGAAATTGATGAAGAAAGACTTGCTATTATTTTTGAAGACGACCCATACACAAATTATGTCCCATTTACAGAAGATGAACTAACACAGCTCAAAAATATTATTGCCCTTATGGTTGATGAAAACTGGTTCATGATTTTTGATAACTATTATAATATGACAGAAATATACAATCCACAGGGGTTATATTGGAACTATTTCTATCACGTATGGAAAACTTTCAGTATTTCACCGTTTAACAATGCCGTTTTGTTCACACAGGAAACACCGGCGGTGCAAAGTGTGACAGTTTCTCCGGCAACTCTTACAGTTACAAAAGGCCAGTCAGCAACATTAACGGCAAATGTTGTAACCACAGGGTTTGCCAAAAAAGCGGTTGTATGGACTTTGTCAGGTGAACTGTCTGACAATACAGTAATTGACCCTACTGGAAAAATCACAATTGGGGTAGACGAAACAGCAACTACAATAACAGCAACGGCTACTAGTGTTTATGATAACACTAAATCATCGAGTGCAACCATAACCGTTGGCTAGAAAGAGGGTGTTATTTAATGATTATAGAACCACAAACTAATTTGTTGTTATTAAATAACACCAAATTAAACGGCTACAAAAATCAACTTGACTTTGACAATGCAATCACACAAGCCAATTATTTCATGTCTAAAAAATTTCGTGAATATACCGACTTTCGGTACATCCGAAAAGATGAAGTTTTACGGATTGATGAAAATATCGAAACTCTTTATAATTGTGATTATGTAATGTACAGAAATGAAAACTTTGGAAACCGTTGGATATATGCTTTTATCAATCGTAAAACTTACGTTAGTGATAGTGTCACACTTTTGACAATCGAAACAGATGTTTTCCAAACATGGCAATTTGACATCCAATATTATAAAAGTTTTATTACACAATGTCATGAAAAACAATGGAATAATGGAAAACCATTATTTAACAATCTTTTACCAGAAAGTTTAGAATATGGAAGAGATTATGTTGTAAGGCATACCGAAGTTGTGAGTTGGAATAGTTATTATGCTCTAATATGTAGTAGTGCAGATTTAACCCACAACCCGGGCGATGTAGAAACACCTATTTTACAGGCTTCAAAAGGCGGAACTTTTGACAAAATGCCAAGTGCGTTAGATTACTATATCGTTGATATGACAAGTAATCGAACGGCAACGTTAAATTCAATTTTAAGTGAATTGTCTGATACACCATGGGTAACTCAATGTATACAGTCTATAACTATAGTCCCGGAAGAAGTGGTTGGCAATAATTTTGAAATAGTTGAAACTAACGGCGGTAAAAAGATTGGAAGATTAAGAGACGGTTACACAAGTTCAAATTTTATTTTGCAATCAGTTTCTAACTGGTGGCAGAAGTTTGGCACATATGATAATACAAAGTTATATACTTACCCTTATAGCTTTATCGAAATGACTTGTTACAATGGCACACAATTCATAATCAAACCAGAAGCTATTAACGATATTGATAAACTTGAATTTGCTTTAATGAATTATGTGGGTGCTACCCCCCGGCTTGCATATTTTGTAAAAAATTACAATGATTTAGGAGATAACGGTCATGATTATGACGGTCGTGACACGGGATACGGTGAATTTTTAGAAGCAGGAATTTCACTAGGTAATTTTCCGCAACTTCCCGTAACAGTCGATAACTATATTTTATACCAAGCTAACCATGCAAATAGTTTTGCGCTTTCAAATTCTATCAATAACTACAACAAAAAAGAAGCAGTCGCACTCGCAGGAATTGAGGGTGGAATGGGAATGGCAAGTAGCGTACTTTCTGGAAATATTGGAGGGGTTATAAGTAGTAGTTATTCAGCAGGAAAAAGCGCATACATGGGTGTTAAAAATTCTGAAATTGCTATTCGTCAACAAATGGCAAAAATACAGGATGCGGAAATAACGCCACCAACTATAAGTGGTCAAACCGGGGGAGATGCATTTAATATTAGCAACGGTATTGTTGGGTTTACCCTAAAATGGAAAACTATAAGACCGCAGTATGCGAACCGACTAGAAGATTATTTTGAAAGATATGGTTATACTCAAAACAAAATTGCCGTTCCAAACTTAAAGGGAAATATCAATTTTAACTATATTAAAACAACAGGAATACAATTAGGTGGTAACATTCCACTGGACGATATTCAAATTTTACAAAGTATGTTTGATAACGGAACTACAATTTGGCATAATGGAATAATAGGAACTTATTCTAACAATCCGGCAAATTAAGGAGGTGATTTTATGAGTAGAAAAAATTTCAATCGTAAATATGGGTACAATTCTGTTATGTCAAATTGGGATAGTGCATGGGGAAACAATGTTGCGTATATGCATTACTACTATTTTATGAAGGAACTTGCAATCAACATGTACAAGTGGGATGATTTACCCCCCGAAGTAGACCCAAGATTTTTAGAAATGATATTATTTGAAGACGGTTATGGGGTGTTTTTCCAAGATGAAACTATAGGTAATGTTTTCTTACAAGCTATGATTGGTGGGCAGTTAAATTTATATCGAATTCCTATAATGCGAACTGCATATAGCGTTAACGGATATCAAAAACAGTTAGATATTGAAAATAGCGTTTTAATTTTTGCAAATTATCTCCATACTACAATGCACGTATCAATAGATATGTTCGCACGAAAACTTTATAACCTAAGTCGGACAATTGATATCAATATAAACGGGCAGAAAACCCCTCTTTTACTTGCATGTGATGAAGCTAAGAAAATGACAGTAAAAAATCTGTATATGCAATACGACGGAAACGAACCCGTAATCTATAGTTATAAGGGTGTTACCAAAGATGATATACAATGTATTAAAACGGATGTT